GCATCGTAATTAAGCTCCTGTATAGCTCTTTTTGCGTGAAATATAACTTTGTACCTTTCTTCGTTATTAATCAAGGAATGGTTCCCTGTGTGCATCAGCAAGAAGTTATTTACTATGTCATTTAAACTTACATATTGATACGAACCCCAATTTGCATCTGTAGGGTTACTGTCGTTATTTTCGTAATATTCGTACTGAGAGATATATGCCATTTTTTTTATTATTGTTGCATACTAAACGTAGGCTGTTCGTGTTGTTGTTGAGCCATACCGAATTGAGTAACCTCTGTTTCTCTAATAGATATACCGCAATACTCAAGTATTTTTGTGACCAATTTATAACCATCTTCGTTTGGAAGTTCAAAGTCTTGATAGTCAGTTTGTGACTGGTCAAATGCAGGCTCTCCATTAGTCAATGTGATATAGGTCCATTTTGGAACTTTAGGATATCTGAAATATACAGCCTGTAATTGACCTTTAAATTTTATTGTAGAAGGATATGCTTTAATTGTCTGACCCTCTAGGGTGTATGAAGGGAACAACTCTGTAGGCTGAGTATATAATGAAGAATTAAGCATTGTTATTTTTCCAACACTAACCTTGTCTGCTTCTTTTACTTTTGATGAAAATATTCTATAACCATCTCCTGTAGTTAGGAAAATATTGTCTATTAATAAAATTGTAGTATCTGATAATACCTCAGATACGGTAGATATTTTTCCTGTGCGTATGTTTGCAACTATATCTCCTTCGACTATTCCATCTGAAAGGAATGAAGCTGAGCTATCTATAAGTTTTTTAATAAAATTTGATGTCTCATTTCCAGAAACTAAAAGATTTGGGTAGCATAATATTTTAAGAATATAATAAGAATCATTACCAACGGTAGTTAAAGTTGGCATTGAAAAAGAATTGCTGCCAAGGTTTACTAAATAGTCAGTCATCAAAAAAGTTTCTAACGTCTCTGCTATTGGACTTTCTATATCTGCATAATCAGTTCCTGAAGACCTTAAGTTTTCAGCATTTATCGTTTTGTTGTAGCTACTGTAATACTCTTCATACAATTCCATCTGAGCATTTGCAGCATACAAATTAAAATCTGATGGAGAAATATATCCGTAATTGTTTTTATTCAAAACAGATAAAACTGCATTTCTAACCTCGTTTATCATTTTAAATCTTTTTTACAAATATAATAAAAAAAAGCACAGAAATAATTCTGTGCTAATTTTCGACCAAGGACACCTCAATCCAATTGTATTTATTTAACTCAAGTTTGTTTCTAGCATTTTTAAAGCGTCTAAACCTTCGTCGCTAGATAAGAAATGACCAGCTACATCATAAGGGTCTTCCCCGAATGGAATAGATACCATCTTCTTTCTATTTGTAGGAGTACTAAACCATACTTCCTTATCGTTGTTTCGTAATGTTAATAGTTTGTTTTCAAAGAATAAACGAATCTTAGACTGATACTGAAGCTCAGGGTCGTTCAGCGTAGTTAAGAATCCTCTAGGGTCGTTCTTAGCAAATACTAAAAGGTCTCTTTTTAATTCTGCTGTTGATATTGTAGAAGGGTCTTTACCAAACATAACTCTAGTAAGAGTTTCTATTTGTTCAAGAGAAAGTTTTCTAGCCTCAACTAGCGCATCAATTTCAATATCCAAATCAGCAACCTCATCAGATGCTTCTTTTTCGTCATCAATCTCTGAAAAGATAATTCCGTTCAACGGATGATAATGTAGAAATTCTTGAAGAACTGGATTTGTTCTTGGAACACTTAGAAAGCCATCTTCAAAAATAATTGGCTCAACAATAGCATTTCCATCTTGCTCGTCTTCAAATGGTGATTTCTGATTTAGAGAATACCTAAGGGCTCTGTTTTGATTGTTTTTTTCATCAAACCACATTAGTGGGAATCTAGGATGATTTCTTGATGATAATGTATAGGAAAGTGGATTTCCTGTTTTTAACTTATAGACTTTGTCTACTGATAATGCTGTTGCCATTTTATTATAATTTAATTTGATTTAATTTTTTACTAAAAATATACAGAGCCTCACTGATGAGGCCCTGTAGTATTTAACTATATATTAACCGAAACGGAATAATACGAAGTTGTTTGCACCTAAAGTACATACACATCTCTCAGACAAGAAGTTAACCTCCATTGCATCTAAGTCAGAGTTAGAAGCACCACCAGCAGAACCTGTAATCCAAGTTTTGTATTTACGGTCTTCTGCTTCTGAAGCACGGTAACGAACGTGCAAGAATGGTCTCTTAGCATTTTTACCCATGATTTGGTCATATACTGAAGTAGAACCAGCAGGAACTTAAAGTCCTGTGATTGTACCTGTAGCAGTACTAGCAGTAGTATTTAAACCACCTCTCATTGTAGGGTCGTTCAAATATTTCCAGTCAGATTTGTAGAAATCGTAACCTCTACGGAATCCTGTGAAACCTAAGTTCAAAGCCATGTCAACATCATTGTCGAATAAACCGAAAGATGCAGACTGAGCAACACCACCTGAAGTATATCCGTTAAGTGTAGCCAACATATTGTCGATGTCAAAAGACAATCCACGGTTAACAAACACTACGTTTTCTTCGATAGCACCTTGCTTGTCCAAACGAGAAACAATTGAATCCCAATCAGATAAAGCAGTTGGTGTACCACCACCCCAAACATTTCCTCTGTTGTTTACAACGTAGAAAATACCTTGAGACCCAATGTAACCAGCAGTAGCAGCACCACCACCAGAAGCAGCAGGAACAGCTTCAATCATAGAAGTTTCAAGGTAGTCCTCAAAACGTAAACGAGTTTCGTGCTCTGATTTCAAATACCATAAGTATCCAGTTGCTCCGTTTTCAGTTGTAACCTCAACCCATCCGATTTGAGCCATATCTGAACCATTAACCGCATATTTATCTTTGATGATAATAGGGTTGTTAGTGTAGATATCATCCTCTGCTTCTAAAGAACCAACCATTCCGTTAGTTCCTTTTTTGAACTCAGAACCGTAAATGAATACAGTACATGCAGTAGATACCGCAAATGCTTGTCCAGCAGCCTCATAATAAGCTACAGTAAAAGTAGTAGCTGAAGGAACTGCAGTAACAATACCTTTATTGAAAACACCTGAAGTGTTGTTTTGAATCATTACGGTTTGACCCACTCTGATTGCGATGTAAGTAACACCTGTATCAGCTACAGTAAATGTTGCAGTATTTGAAGCTGCTGCTGCTGCTGATGTACAGCTAGTGTACTTAATGTGAAGACGACCTTGTTCTGCCCATTTGATTTGGTCAGAGTTAGAAGGCATCTCAGCACCTACCATTCTTAAGAATGATGCGATGGTACGATTACCATATCTTTCAAATTCTTTTTCATAAGTATCAGGAAGATACTGATTTAAAAAGTTAAAGTTGGTAATATAATTTGTTTGTAACGCTACTTGCTCCGCTGAGGGTTGTAATGCAAAAGTGGGCGTATTTAATAAAGCACTTGCCATTTTTTTAAATTTTAATTGTTAAACTTTTTTTATACTGCGAATTTTTAGGCTTTTACCGGAATCAGGATTTACCGCTTTTACCTGCATTCCATCCGTTGTTCTTAACGCTTCAGGAGCTCTTCTTTCAGACATTTGAATATTTTTAATGCCTTTCATTGTTCCTTCCGTAGCATCTGTTTGACCTTGCTCATAAAAGAACCTTGCAAACTTCTCGGGATTCATCGCAACTGCTAATGACCTATGATATCCGGTTGCGTCTTTAATTAAACCTTGCTCATCCAAAAACTTGTTTATAAAGTTTGCTGGAGTAGATTGGCTCTTTTTAAGTTCGCTAGCATCTCCAGGATTGAAAGTGATTTTTTTATCATTAACATTGAACTCAAAACCTTTGAACTCTGTGCTAAATATCTCGTCAGTTTTTTGATTAAACCAACTTCTCTTTCTTTCATTCTCCTGCTCAATAGTCTTCGCTTGCTGGGTGTATTGCTTATAACTTTCATAAGCTTCTTTTTCATCATCAGAAACTTGTGGAGCACTTGACTCAAGTGGCACTTTATATTGTTCTTTTTGATTATTAAAAAACTTTTTAGCCTCAGCAACAGCCTTTTTTGTTTCTAATTTTATTTTTCTAATAGTTGATTCATCATCAAGGTCTTCATCATATTGATAGCTCTCCATCAATGTTTCAATATCATCAGAATCCAATCCCTCTTGAGTTACTGCT